TATTTCACCCTCAGAAAGCGAATAGAAACCGCCAATAGCCAGATCGCCGGGCTGCAAGACTACATTCGCGACGTCTGCCTGACGCAACCGTAGGAACTGCCATGTTAAAACCCGACTCCCTGCGCGCCGCCCTGGGCGACGCCGTCAATCACATCAGAGAAAACCCTGATTTCCTGCGTATTTTTATTGATAAGGGCACGATTTACAGCACCTTCGCCCCGTCGCTGTCGTTTGAGTATCAATACACCCTCAACATGATCGTGACCAACTACGCCGACGACGCCAATCTGTTGATCGTCCCTATTCTGCATTGGCTACGCACCAATCAGCCGGACATTATGGCGAACCCGGACAAGCGCGGCGACGGCTTCACCTTCGAGGCGGATTTCTTGAATAACGGGGTGAGAGATATCAGCATTGATCTGAAACTGACGGAGCGCGTGATCGTCAAAGAGGAAAACGGCAAGCTGCACGTCAGCCACGTCGACGAACCGCCACCGCCGCCGAACAACGTCACCGAGTTTGAGATCTGGATGCAGGGCCGGAAGGTGGCAGCATGGGCCGCTTAGACGATTTCCAGGCGCTGGACGACACCCTTTCTGTCTTGCTCCAGCAACTTTCCCCGCAGTCGCGGCGCGTATTCACCCGCCAGGTGGCGAAAGAATTGCGCCAGCGCCAGCAAAAACATATCCAAGAGCAAAAAAACCCGGACGGATCCCCCTACGTCCCGCGCAAGAACAAGCGCCGGGACAAACAGGGCCGCATTCGTCGCAAGATGTTCACGCGCCTGCGCACCGCGCGCTTTATGAAAACGGAATCCGGCCCCGATGAAGCCGCCGTCACCTTCGCCGCCGGCGTGACGAATTTGTGCGCCGTCCACCATTACGGCCTGCGTGATAAAGTCAGCCGGAACGGCCCGACAGTGCGTTATGAGCGCCGGCAACTGCTCGGCTTTACTGACGACGATATCGAATGGATCAAGGATCTGGCCCTGACCCACATAGCCAAATAACCACATCCCCGCCGCCTTGTGCCATCGCTGACACAAGGCGCATCACATGCCCCCCGCGCCCGCACGCGTCACACTGGCGGTATGAATGCAATCCTCACTGAACTACGCCGCCGCCTGGCTAACATCGTGCGCATCGGCACCGTGTCCGACGTGGATACGGCGAAAGGCCTTTGCCGCGTACTAACCGGCGCGAATGAAACCGACTGGTTGAACTGGCTGACGCTGCGCGCCGGCCGCGTGCGCGTCTGGTCGGCCCCGTCGGTGGGCGAACAAGTGATCGTGTTGAGCATTTTCGGTGAGCTGACCACCGGTTTTGTGCTGCCGGCTGTGTTCTCCGATCAGCACCCTGCGCCATCCGCTTCACCTGACGCCGTCCGCATTGATTTTCCCGACGGCGCGGTCATTGAGTACGAGCCGGAAAACAGCACGCTAACGGCGCGCGGCATGAAATACGCCGATATCCAGGCCGCTGAGAAAATCAGCGCCACGTCAAACGTCGTCGTCGTTACCGCCGGCCAGATGATCACGCTAGATGCGCCCGTCGTGGAATGCACCAACAAGCTGATCGCCGGATCGCTGCTGCTGAAATACGGCGGCGAGATGTACGGCAATATCACCCACACCGGCGGAGGCTTTAACTCCAACGGCGTGATCGTCCATCTGCATTATCACGGCAACGTGCAGAACGGCGGCGGCAACACCGGGGGGCCAACATCATGATGTATCTCGGCATGAACCGTAACAGCGGCCTGGCTATCAGCGAGATCGACCACATCCGCCAGTCTGTCAGCGACATTTTGATCACCCCCGTCGGTAGCCGCGTCATGCGCCGCAAATACGGCTCGCAGCTGTCGGCCCTGATCGACCAGCCGCAAAATCCGGCGCTTAGGCTTCAGATGATGGCCGCTGTTTATGGTGCGGTGCTGCGCTGGGAAGACCGCATATCCCTGACCGCCGTCAACATCACATCGAACATGGACGGGGAAATGGTTGTTGACCTGGTCGGAAACCGAACCGATACCGCCGGCCGCATTCAATTCTCATTACCGATCAGGGGGCAATAATGGCGACGATTGACCTGAGTCAGCTACCCCGTCCCAATGTCATTGAAGCGCTGGACTATGAAACGCTCTTTGATGCGCGTAAAGAGCGATTGATCAGCCTGTACCCGGAGGAAGAACGGGAAGCAGTGCGCCGCACGCTGGGCTATGAGTCAGAGCCGATCGTCAAAGTCCTGCAAGAATCCGCCTACCGTGAAGTGTTGTTGCGCCAGCGCGTCAATGAGGCGGCGCAGGCCGTAATGGTGGCCTACGCCATGAGCAGCGACCTCGACCAACTAGCCGCAAACAACGACGTGAAACGATTGGTGATCGATCAGGGTGATCCGGGTGCTGTCCCACCCGTACCGCCGACGATGGAAAGCGATGCCGACCTGCGCCAGCGCGTCCCCGCCGCATTCGAAGGTATGAGCGTCGCCGGCCCGACCGGGGCCTATGAATTTCATGCGCAGAGCGCTGACGGCAAAGTCGCCGACGCCTCGGCGATCAGCCCTGCGCCGGCAGAAGTCACCATCAGCGTGCTATCCCGCGACGGCGACGGCACGGCATCGCCGGAACTGCTCGCCGCCGTCAGCGCCGCGCTGAATGACGAGGAAGTCCGCCCGGTGGCCGACCGCCTGACCGTGCAGTCTGCAAAAATTGTTAACTATCAAATTGATGCCACGCTCTACGTTTACCCCGGCCCGGCGATTGAGCCGATTATGGCCGATGCTGAGCTGCGTCTAAAAAACTACATCAACGAGCAGCGCCGGCTGGGCCGCGATATTCGGCTATCCGCCATCTATGCCGCCCTGCATACCCAGGGCGTGCAGCGCGTTGAGCTTGCCGCTCCACTTGCTGACGTGGTGCTTGATCGTACCCAGGCCGCCAACTGCACCGATTACCACATCAGGATCGGCGGTTCAGATGAATAGCCTGTTACCACCTGGTTCATCGCAGCTTGAGCGGCGCGCGGCGGAGGCTTGCGCCGGCATCAGCGATCTGAACGTGCCGCTGCGTGACCTGTGGAACCCGGCGCGCTGCCCGGTAAAGTTTTTGCCCTATCTGGCCTGGGCGTTTTCGGTAGACCGCTGGGACGAGAAATGGACGGCGACAGAGAAGCGCAAGGCCGTGACGGATGCCTTTTACATACATCGCCGAAAGGGGACGATTGCCGCCATCCGGCGTGTCATTGAGGCAATGGGTTTTTCAATGTCGATCGCCGAGTGGTGGGAGGTCGCCGATCCGCGCGGCACGTTCCGCCTAACCATAGACGTGAACGACGTCGGGATCACTGACGAAATCGTCAGAGAGCTGGAGCGATTGATTGGCGACGCCAGGCCGGTTAGCCGCCACATTGCCCAGTTGAACATTGCGACCGCCGTCACTGGCGTTATCTACTCCGCCATTACGGTACATGACGGCGATATCGTCACCATTTATCCGGCCGACTACGAGCCGGACGACAGCATCAAATATAACGGCGTTGCGGGTTTCAGCGGCGACTACCACTATTCCGGGGAGTGATATGACGAAAATTAATGAAAGCGGCCAATGGGTAGATAGTGTTTATCAAATCCAGCGTGGCGACAAAGTGATCGGGGGCCGCGATGGCGTTGCAAATATCCAGCCGCAGCAGCTGGCGAACCGCACGCAGTATCTGAAACAGGCGGTTGAAGGATTATCCGTCGGCGAACAGCCGTTCGATAACGTGGAAAAGGCACAGGCAAAAATCAATGACGGTAGCATCCCGCTGAATGCGCGTTTTTCCGTGCGCATTGAAAGCACCGACGCATGGCTGGCCGAATATAAAAATATGGGTGGCGTCGCAACGGCAACGGGAAAAACGTTACCGTCTGGCGAACTGGTTAAAAAGATAACGGATTATTTTTATTTAAACGATGCAATCGGTAATTTGCTGGTTGATATGGTTGATGAAGATTATTTCTCCGTGTGGCGCTTATTCGATAATGGCGCATTCGGTACGATTAAAAGTCTGTTATCGCCACAGGGTATATTTTTGGACGACCTGAAAATTACCCACGTCGGCGATCGGCCCGGCATCACTTATCAGGACGTGGATGATTTTGTCGTTGAAATCGTCGGACGAGATGGAGTAACAGCGCCAAAAGCGCTACAGGGGCATGGCAAATTTTCCACCCTCGAAACGTCGGACGCCTGGCTACGCCTTGAAGACGTGGACGGCTTTTTTCGGGACTATATCGATCTGGATGGCAACCCGCTCAACGCCGGCAGCGGCGGCGTGAGTGAGTTCGATTTAGTGGCGCATGATGCGCAGAACAAAGCCTATTCGCAGTCGGTGCGCGACCGTTACAACGCTGACATTCAGCGCCTTGTGTCTGCCCTGAATCACCTGCTCATGTACAGCCAGAGCTTGGGTACTCAGTTTCAGGGGTGGCCCGCCCTCAGCAAATTACCGACAGACAACTACGACAACCTGATGCTGGGCGACAGCGTGCGACCGAAAAGCCGCACGGCTGCCGAGTTTGTGCCGGTGGGTGGCGCAGTCCTAAAGCCACTGAGAGCGGTGGTGCAGTCAGATGATGGCAGCACCGTTTTAACAGATGCGCAGGTTGCCGCACTTGATCCAAACGCAGGCAATGAAGGCGAAGGCGGCGCGGCGTTGACTAATTTCCTGCGCAAGCTGTGGCTGCAAAAGAACTGCCTGGAGCGCGACCCGGCGCGGCGATTCGTGGTTTCCAGTACCGGCGTACATGGGCGCACCATTGAAGAATTATCCAAGGGGGCCAACCCTGAACTGTATCAGCGTCCATTGCAGGCCGTGACGAAGGTTAAAGCGATCGCCGATGAATTGAGCGCCAGTTATTCAATTGCGGCGATAATTTGGATTCAGGGCGAATATAACTATAACGGCACACGTGGCGGCGTACAGACAAAAGACGAATATAAGAAAAAAATGGAAGTCTTATTCCATGATATGACGAGCGAAATGGCAGAAGGCATTGCCGGACAGAAATCCCCGCCAGCGGTATTTATGTATCAAACCGGGGCCGGTTATACCGTAGATAAATACGACTTGGCGATCGGTATGGCGCAATGGGAATTCTGCAAAGAAAACGCAAACGCCTATCTTACAACGCCTACTTATCCATTTCCGGATAAAGGCGGCCACCTGACAAGCAACGGCTATCGTTGGATGGACATGCAATTCGCCAAAGTCATGCACCGCGTGCTGAACGAGGGCCAGGGATGGGAGCCGCTCGGCCCTATTCGCATCATCCGCATCGGCCGCGCGGTCTATGTGCTGTATCACGTCCCCAGCCCGCCGTTGCAATTCCGCCCGTCATATGTCGGACGCGCACCGACGATGTACGCGGATAAAGGCTTCCGTGTCACAGACAGCACTGGCAACGCGGTGCCGATCGAGTCAGTGGAAATTGCTGCCGATACCATTATAAAAATCACGCTAGCAGCGCTGCCGGCAGGTGAGGCGAAACTCTGGTATGGCGATAGAACGACTCATTTCGGCAACGGTAACGTTTTTGACAGTGACAATTTTGCATCGCTGGCTAATTACGAATATCAAGCGGGGAGCGGCCAGTATGCAGATGAAAATATTCCTGAGCTGGTCGGTAAACCCTACCCATTAAATAACGCATCGGTGCAATTCTGCATGCCGATTGAAATCGGAGAGTAATATTATGGTCATGGTTATTAAATCAAACGTTGCCGGCGCGTCTATTTCCAAGCCGGACGGCTGGAATCCGCCATTCAGTACCGACGGGCTGAAATATGCCAACATATTTGGTCGCGGAAATCTGGCGGCCAACCTCGCCCCCGGTGGCGTGCCAGCAGTACCGCACGGAAACCCAACGCAAAAAGGCGAAGCGGTGGAGTTCTCAACCAGTAACTATATCGATACCGGCGTACCTACGAGCGAAAAAGCAACTCTAATTGCCATTGCGACCAACACCGGCCCACGTCCGGGCGCGCGGTGCTTTTTAATTTCAAGCTATGTTGGCAGCGCGGATACTGGCAAATCGCTGCTAACCCAGCAAGCAGCAGTCCCATGCGCGCTCTATATGTACTCACATTACAAGGGAACGGATGCCAGTGGAAACCCATTTAGCGGCGCACTAAATGTGTCCTTTGGTACGCGCAGTACAGACAGCAGCCCGATGTTTTTCCACGGGCGCGACATGGGTAATGGTTTGAAAGCCGGGGATATGACTAATGACCAAGAAAAAAGCTTTATGCCAAACTTTCCTGTTACGTCGTTCGCTAACCCGGCGCGAACGTACCTCATTGGCCAGAGTTACACCGAAGGGTCTGCACCGCATCTTAACTATGCTTCGTTGATTTATGACCGTGCGCTGAGCGATGAAGAGTTGAGGCAGATTTACCAGTACTTCCAGGGGTATTACAGCCGTCGCGGGATCACCATTTAATGAGCGGCAACGACCGAATTTAGGAGGGCTGAGCGTGAGCGAGAAAAAATACAGCGCAGTGATCACCGCTGCCGGCGCAGAAAAGCTGGCAAATGCAGCTGTTACCGGCACGCCGATAGCCATCAAGGAAATGGCCGTCGGCGACGGCGGCGGGCGTCTACCCCAGCCCAGCACCGCCAACGCCGGGCTGATCGGTGAGCGGTATCGCGGTGAGCTGAATAAGCTGGTGATCGCTGACAGTGACGCCAGCGTCATCGAAGCTGAAATGATCATGCCGCCGCAGATCGGCGGCTTCTGGCTGCGTGAGCTGGCGCTTTATGCCGACGATGGCGAATGCGTCGCCGTCGGCAACATGCCGGAGACGTATAAGCCGCTGCTGGCAGAAGGTTCGGGCCGCTTCCAGATAATCAGGATGCAACTGAAGGTCAGCAGCACGGCAAACGTGGAGCTGATCGCCGATCCGTCGGTGATTTTGGCAACCGCCGAGGACGTCAAGGGCGCGGAAGACGCGGCCAAGGACTACACGGACGAAGCGATCGGCGAGCTGGGCGAAAGCGTAAACAAGGCGATCGCCGCCGCAGTAAAAACGGCAATCCGTGACGCCTGGGAGCAGGACAACCCCGTCGGATCGTCGCGCCTGTTCAATCAGAACGTGAACCCTAACACTAAATGGCCGTGGTCAAAATGGGAGTATGCCGGCGAACACCTGACGATCAGAACGGCAAAAGCGGACGGTTCAGACGTCGGCACTTTGGGCGGCAACGATACGGTAAACATCACGCGAGCCAATCTGCCACAGTCGGTGCTGAATGTGTCGGGAAGCACAAGCGAGCAAGGGGCGCAGACGCTGCAAACAACGCTGGCGGGCAGACACAAGCATCAGGGAGGGATGGATGCGCCCGGTGAGCCTTGGGATTTCGATTATATCGTTGGCTCCGATAACGACAGCCACAGAAAACGCAATTATACCAGCGAGGCAGAAGACCATATCCACGAGGTCACTGTGCCGGCGCACGCTCATACCGTTTGGGCGCAAACCGAAGCGCTCGGCCAGGGCCAGGCGATCAGCGTCGTCGAGCGCCATAAGCTGCAAATGCTTTGGCACCGCGTAGCCTAAGCCCCCATGAGGGGCTTTATTTTTACGGCAAATACCGTCATTGTAATCACCATCCATCCTGCCGCGCTGATTGGCGCGCCACCTTGTGCCAGCCACCACACAAAGCCCACCGCATGCATTAACCGCGCACCGCCGCCACCATAGGGGAACACCGTTACAGGAGATCCGCCTAATGGCTCAAGACTATCACCACGGCGTGCGCGTGCAGGAAATCAACGAAGGCACCCGCACCATCACCACTGTCAGCACCGCCATCGTCGGTATGGTCTGTACCGGTGACGACGCCGACGCAAAAGCATTCCCGTTAAACACCCCTGTGTTAATTACCGACGTCCTGACCGCCAGCGGCAAGGCCGGCGAAACCGGCACCCTCGCCCGCTCGCTGGATGCCATCGCCAATCAGGCAAAGCCCGTCACTGTTGTGGTACGTGTCGCCCAGGGCGAAACCGAAGCCGAAACGACAACCAATATCATCGGCGGCGTGACCACCGAGGGCAAGAAAACCGGCATAAAAGCCTTGTTGGCCGCACAAAGCCAGCTTGGCGTTAAGCCCCGCATTCTGGGTGTGCCGGGCCATGATAACGAGGCAGTTGCCTCCGAATTGCTGGCCGTGGCGCAAAGCCTCCGCGCCTTCGCCTACCTCAGCGCCTATGGCTGCAAGACGGTATCCGAGGCGATCGACTACCGCAAAAACTTCAGCCAGCGCGAAGCTATGTTGATTTGGCCGGATTTCCTGAGCTGGGATACCACGACCAATGCATCCGCAACCGCGTTTGCAACAGCCCGCGCGCTCGGGCTGCGCGCCAAGTTGGATCAGCAGGTCGGCTGGCACAAAACCCTGTCCAACGTCGGCGTTAACGGCGTGACCGGTATCAGCGCCGACGTCTATTGGGATTTGCAGGATACGGCCACCGATGCCAACCTGCTGAACCAAAACGACGTTACCACGCTGATCCGAAAAGACGGATTTCGCTTCTGGGGGTCGCGCACCTGCTCCGATGATCCGCTGTTCCAGTTTGAAAACTACACCCGCACCGCGCAAGTGCTGGCCGACACGATGGCCGAGGCGCAGATGTGGGCAGTAGATCAGCCGCTGCACCCTTCCCTTGCAAAAGACATTATCGAGGGCATCAACGCCAAATTCCGCGAGCTGAAAAACGGCGGTTACATCGTTGACGGAAATTGCTGGATTGATGAAGCGGCCAACCATAAGGACGTCCTGGCATCCGGCAAGCTGGTGCTGGATTACGATTACACGCCTGTGCCGCCGCTCGAAAACCTGCTGCTGCGCCAGCGCATCACCGATCAGTATCTGATGAATTTCACTCAGAACGTGAACAGTTAAGGGGGACGCGATGGCCTTACCACGCAAACTGAAGTACCTGAATCTGTTCAATGACGCCAACAGCTACCAGGGCGTTATTGAAGAAATCACCCTGCCGAAGCTAACGCGCAAGCTGGAAGCATTCCGGGGCGGCGGCATGAACGGCAGCGCCAGCGTTGATCTGGGGCTGGATGATGGCGCACTTGATGCCGAGATCACCCTCGGCGGCATTGAGGCGCAGATTTACAAGCAATGGGGGATCGCCAAGGTTGACGGCGTACTCCTGCGCTTTGCCGGTTCGTTCCAGCGTGACGACACCGCAGAGATCATTGCCGTTGAAGTGGTCATGCGCGGGCGTTTCTCCGAGTTTGATCATGGCAACTATAAGCAGGGCGACAACACGCAGACCAAGCTGAGCGCCAAGAATACCTATTTCAAACTGACATGGGATGGCAGCGTCCTGATGGAAATCGACACCGTGAACATGGTCGAGATCATTGATGGCGTTGACCGCCTGGCGGAGCACCGCCGCGCCATCGGCTTGTAATCGCCTGCTGACAGGTATTTCATGCGGCCCGCAGGGGCCGCCTAAACAGCACCAATCATTAGGATAACGTGATGAAAGAAAAACAGACGACAGACGGCGCAGAACTGGCGACCAACCAGCCGATCACCCTTGACGTTCCGATCGTGCGCGGCACCACGCAGATCACCGAAGTGACCGTCAACAAGCCAAATTCCGGCGCGCTGCGCGGCACCCGTTTACAGGCGCTGATCGAAACCGACGTCGATTCCCTGATCAGGGTATTGCCGCGCATCACCACGCCGAACCTGACGGCGGCCGAGGTTGCCAACCTCGATCCGGCTGACCTTTATCAGCTGTCGCAAGCTGTGGCGATTTTTTTCTTACCGAATTCGGTCAGGTCAGATTTCCTGAACAGCTGACAGTAGAAGATCTGACGGCGGATATTGCCGCCGTCTTCCATTGGCCGCCGACCGTCACCGACTCAATGCCGCTGGCCGAGCTGCTGGAGTGGCGGCATAAAGCCATAATCCGCAGTGGGGCAAGTGATGAGTGACAAAAACCTCCGATTGCAGGTTTTACTGAGCGCGGTCGATAAAGTCACCCGCCCGTTTAAATCCATGCAGGCCAGCAATAAAGCGCTGGCCGCTTCTGTTAAAGCCACCAAAGACCAATTAAAACAGCTGGATAATCAGGCTGGGAAAATTGACGCTTTCCGCAAGACAAAAGCCCAGGTAGCCGCCGCCTCGCAGGCGCTAAGCACTGCCCGCGATAAAGCGCGCAGCCTGGCTATTGCCATGAAATCAACGGAAACCCCGACGGCCAGGCAGGCGCGCCAATTTCAGAAAGCCAGGGAGGAAGCGGCCCGCCTTCAGCAAAAATATTCCGATCTCCGGCTGTCACTGCAACACCAGCGCACCGCACTGAAAAACAGCGGTACGGCGACTAACCAGCTGGGTGAGGCCCAGCGATCGCTGCGCGCCAATATCAGCAAGACAACCGGCGCATTAGAAGCACAGCAGAGAAAATTGGAGCAGCAGGCGCAGCAGCAGAAACGACTTTCAGATGCTCGTTCCCGATATCAAAACGCGATGGGAGTGCGCAACCAATTGGCCGGCACTGGCGCAGGTATGCTGATCACTGGCCGGATGGCTATTGCTGGCATCAAGCCCATGCTGTCGGAATCTGCCGTATATAATCAGCACGTTGAGCGATTTAGAGCGCAGGGTGTAACGGAGAAGCAAATACAGGATGCGCAGAGCTTCGTTCAAAACAATCCGGGGATCGGTAACAGCCAATCTGAGCTGATGAAGTTATACGGCGAGGCTTATGCCATCACCCGCGATGAACACCATACCCATGATGCCACAGTGCAACTGGCACGCGCTGAAACGGCGATTAACATGTTGGGGGCTAAGGGGCTATTAACCCCTGAACAAACCCATGCTTTCAGCGAGCTGTCATATGCCATGCTGAAGAACGCCGAGCTGCGCAACGAAATTCAAGATCCAAAGCAGTTCGCCAGCTTTATCAATGAATCTGTAAAAGCGTTTGCCGTATCTCAGGCAATAGTTACGCCCAAAGATACAAATGACTTTATGAAAACCGGCGGCCTAGCTGCAAAAGATATCAGCCGGGACGAATATTTTTATGCATTCTCTCACCTAATCCAAGAAATGGGCGGTGAAAGAACTGGTAACGCCCTAAACTCAGCGCGCCAGAACTGGATCAGCAAACGCATTAAAGAGCGCAGCAAAGATGAAATGGACAAAATCGGGCTTATCGATAATGTTACATATTCAAAAACTGGTCATGTGAAAGATTTTAATCTGGTAAACCAAGATAAATTCAATGCCACACCGTTTAAATACTTAATGGAAGAGGTTGTACCACGCATTGAAAAAAGGTATCCGGGTCTATCCGAGGAAGGAATTCAGTTAAAGATAAGCGACCTATTTTCAAATAGAACCGCGTCAGACTTATTTGCTACGATGTACAACCAAAGGGAAAACATCAAAAAGCAAATGCTTGCCGGCACAAAAGTGCAGGATATCGACACAATCATTAATCAAGGGAAAAATCAGGCTCCAGGGCAGGAATTAATACTTGAAGCGAAAAAGCGCGACCTTTATAAGCAGCTTGGGCAAAATATATTGCCTTTGTATGTTAAAGGGCTGTCACTGATTAATAATGCTCTGACAAGCGTTTCAGCCTTCATTGATAAACACCCGAAATTTGCTAAATATTTCATTCTGGGTGCGGCAGGCATGGCAATACTGGCGACAGTGAGCGGTGCTCTCATGTTGGCTATTGCGGCACTGCTTGGGCCTTTTGCTATGTTAAGACACAGCGCGCAAGTGCTGGGCATTAGGTTGCTACCAGGGCTTGCGCAAGGGATGCAAAAAATAGGCCGCGTCTTCTCATGGGTGGCAACGTCCCCACTGCGTTTCCTCCGTTTTGCGCTGGCCGGCGTGTCGGGGCTGTTTGGATCACTGCTGGTTCCGCTGGGTTTAGTCGCCGCAGCTATCGCTGGCGCAGGGTTGCTGATTTACAAATACTGGAAGCCTATCAAGGCATTCCTTGGCGGTGTCGTTGAAGGGTTTAAAAATGCAACGGCCCCAATCAAAGAGGCTTTTGCGCCATTAATGCCAGTCTTCACCTGGATCGGCGACAAGGTTAAGGCTCTATGGGGCTGGTTCACTGATTTGCTGACGCCGGTGAACTCGACAAAAGAAAGTTTGGACAACGCCGCGTCGGCTGGCAAGCAATTCGGCGAGTTTCTGGCGGCAGGCATTGAATTAGCGATGACCCCACTGAGGCTGCTCATAGACTCGATAAAGTGGGTGCTGGATAAGCTGGATGAAATCAAGGCGCGGTCGGCAGAAACGCGCAAACTGGCGCAGGAAAACCCGGCTGTTGCCGCCGCAGCCCGCCGCGCTGGTGTCATGATGACGCCAGGGCCGACAGGAAATTCAGCTGATGCAATACGCTATCGCTACACCGGAGAGCATGACAACGGCGGCCGTATCCCGCTGGGTAAATTCGGCATTGTCGGAGAGTATGGGCCGGAAATCGTCAGCGGGCCGGTAAACGTCACCAGCCGCCGAAACACCGCAGCAATGGCCGCCGTTGCCGCCCTGTTCATGAATGGTGCAACAGCAGCGGACGCCCCGCTACACCCACACAGCCTGGCCGGGAACCAATATCGTTCAGCCGGCAGCGCATCATATCAGCGTACCAATGCGCCGATTGTCGAGATACACGCGCCAATAACCATCAATCCGCAGCCAGGACAGAGCGCGTTGGATATCGCGCGGGAAGTCGCCAGACAACTTGACGCGAGAGAACGGCAGGCGCGCGCCAAGGTGAACAGCAGTTACAACGATTTCGAGTGAGGATAATCATTATGATGATGGCATTAGGCATGTTCGTGTTCATGCTGCAAACCGTTCCATACCAGGAATTTCAGCACCAAATGTCATGGCGACACCCGACAAACAGCCGCGTCGGGCTTCGACCGCAAAGCCAGTTTTTGGGGCCGGACGATGAAACGATCACATTGAGCGGCGTCCTATTGCCGGAACTGACCGGCGGCCGAGTGTCACTAATGGCGATCCAGCTGATGGCGGAAACAGGCAAGGCGTGGTCGCTTATTGAAGGCAGTGGCGCGATTCATGGCATGTTCGTGATCGAGAGTCTGACCCGAAGCAAAACCGTTTTCTTTCAGGACGGATCCGCCAGGCGCATTGAGTTTACCATCACGCTGAAGCGCACGGATGAAGGGTTAAAAGATATGTTCGGCGATTTATCCCAGCAATTTGAAGACCTCGCCACTCAGGTATCTGACACTGTCGGGGGGCTTTTATCATGAGCCTGCTCGACACCCTGGACAAGATCGGCGGCAGCAATACGCCGGCCTTTACGTTGAAAATCGACGGCGTCGATATTACCGGGAAGGTGAGAGAAAAACTGCTTGGCTTGACCCTGATCGATAACCGGGGCTTTGAGGCTGACCAGCTGGAGATCGAGCTTGACGACAGCGACGGCAGCCTGATGCTACCCCGTCGCGGCGTCAGCATCGCCGTGGCTATCGGCTGGAAAGATACCGGCACGATCGACAAAGGGCTGTTTGTGGTGGATGAAATAGGGCATTCCGGCGCGCCGGATAAGTTGACGATCACGGCACGCAGCGCTGATTTTCGACAAACGCTAAACGTGCAGCGCGACAACTCCTATCATAAGAAAACCCTGGGCGATATCGTGAAAACCATCGCCACTCGCAACAAGCTAACGCCGGTCATCAATAAAAATATGGCTGATATCGCCATTCCTCACATCGACCAGACCAACGAGTCGGACGGGAGTTTCATCACCCGCATAGCGAAAGAAAATGGCGCAGTGGCCGCTGTTAAGAACGGTAATCTGCTGTTTTTCAAACAAGGCCAAAATCAGACCGTCAACGGCAAACAGATCCCAGAAATGCTAATCAATCGCCAGTCGGGCGACAGTCATCAATTCACGTTGACCGATCGCGGGGCATATACGGGAGTCGTAGCCAACTGGTTAAACACCCGAGCGGCGAAAAGCGAGCCGGTCAAAGTCAAGCGCCGCCGTAAGAAAAAGCCAATGGTTGAGGAAGAAAAACAGGGGGAATATTTAGTCGGCAGCGATGAAAACGTCCTGGTGTTACGCCATACCTACGCGACAAAATACAACGCCCAGCGCGCGGCAAAGGCCAACTGGGAACGGATACAGCGCGGCGTCGCCACTTTCTCGATCCAGCTGGCGCGCGGCCGTGCAGAGCTTTACCCGGAAGCCCCCGTCTCGGTCAAAGGCTTTAAGCGTGAGATCGACGATGCAAAGTGGACGCTGGTCACAGTAACGCACAGTTTGAACGGCAGCGGGTTTACGACGTCGCTGGATCTTGAGGTAAAAATCGACGAGCTGGAAATGGAATAATGCAAACGGCCAGTATTTGTGCATAATTACCAGCAATACTGGCCTTAGCCGGGAACATGACGGAGAACCCCGCCATGATGCATTGTCCTGAATGCGGCCAAGCCGCACACACCAGATCATCCAGCTACATCACCAATACGACCAAAGAGCGCTACAACCAGTGCACAAACATCAATTGTGGATGCACCTTTGTCAGTCACGAAACCTTTACCCGCGTCATTTCAAAACCGCATAACGTTAACCCGGTTCCACCTCACCCACAAAGCGGCGGCCAAACAGCCTTGGTATTTGGCTAATATCCAATGCAAAAACGCCCGCAAATGCGGGCGTTTTTA